AAGCCAAGCTGGCCGGGGACTTCAGGAACTACGAGAACTACCGGCGCAACGCCGAGATGCGCTGGGCGCGCAACCTGCGCCAATTCCTTGGGGAGTATGACCCGGAACTGCTTAAATTCTTGGATAAGAATCGGTCGCAGGCGTATCCGCGCATTACCCGCGTTAAGTGCATCTCGATGCTCTCTCGGCTGATGAACCTGTTGTTTCCCACCAGTGAGAAGAACTGGGGGATAACAGCATCACCGGTGCCGAACCTTAGCGTTGAAGATCTCACGCTTGTTCTACAGCAGGTTCAGGCCCCCGGTCTCGCCGCAGCGGCGCAGGGGCAACAGGCACCACCGCTGACCAGCGAGATGATCGAAAGGGCAGTTCTCGAATTCGCGCGCCAGCGGGCCGGTAAGTTAGAAACTGAGATCGAGGACCAGCTGGCGGAAGTCGGGGGTAATCGGAACCTGTCGTACGTGGCGTTGTGTCGCAGGGTTCTTCTTTCTGGAATCATGTACGGCGCAGGAATCCTGAAGGGTCCGTTCGTTAGAGAACAAACCCAAAGATGCTGGTACCCGCAACCCAGCCCCACAGGTCAAACCCTCTACGTGCCAGAACAAAAAATCGCCATGCGTCCGCAACTGGAGTTCGTCTCCATATGGGACTACTACCCGGACATGTCGGCTAAGGACGTGCACCAGATGGATGGGCAGTTTCAGCGCATGGTGTTATCCAAGTCGCAGCTAAGGGAACTAGCGGATAACCCCGACTTCTTCGGGCCGACGATACTACGTCTTCTTCAAAACATGCCGCAGGGAAACTACAAGGAAAAGACGTTCGAAAGTGAACTTCGTGTTATCGGCGTGCATACTAACGTGAACCCGAATTTAGGACGGAAGTTCGAAGTCATCGTGTGGGAAGGCTTCGTTGCTTCGGACTATCTGGAAGCGGCTGGCATAACGCTTCCAACGGGCATCAAGGACATGGCCGACGCGTCGATCTGGATGCTGGAGGGGGAGATCATCCGTGCCGACCTGTCGCCGTGGACCGAGATCGAGCCGGACCAGCGGGTGCAGATGTACCACCACTTCATCTTCGAGGAAGACGACTCGTCGCTCATGGGCAATGGCTTGCCTAACATCATGCGCGATTCGCAGATGTCGATCTGTGCGGCGGCGCGCATGACGATGGACAACGGCAGTGTGGTGTGCGGGCCGAATCTGGAGGTAAATCGAGACCTGTTAGTTCAGGGGCAGGATGATACGTCCGTGCAGCCGTACAAGATCTGGTACCGTGAGGGCATGGGGCAGGAGGCGCAGTGGCCCGCAGTGCGTAACATCCAGATCGATTCACACCTGCCCGAGTTGCAGAGCATCGTCAAGATGTTCATGGAGTTTGCCGATCAGGAGACGTTCGTGAACCCGGCTACGGGTGGCGACATGCAGAAGGGTCCCAGCGAGCCGTTCCGCACCGCTGCCGGTGCCTCCATGATCCAAGGCATGGCGGCGCTGCCGTTCAAGGATGTGGTACGCAACTTCGACACGTTCACGATTTCGGTGATGAACGGGCTGATCCTGTTCAACCGGCACTTCAATACCAAGCCCGAGGTGCAGGGGGACTTCACCCCGATCGCCAGAGGTTCTTCCTCCCTCATTGCCAAGGAAGTGCGGGGCATGGCCTATGACCAGTTGGCAGCTACACTGCAGCCGGAAGAGCGTCCGTACATCAAGTGGCATCAGATGTTGGGAGAGCGGTTGGCAGTACGTGATATAGATATAACCAAGGTTCTGTGCACAGCAGACGAGGCACAGCAGATTGACCAAGCGATGCAGCAGAAGAATGCCGAGCAGCAGGAACAGATGCAGGAACTGATGCGTGCGGAAGTACGCAAGCTGCTGGCCGATGCAGTCAAGTCCCTCACCCAAGCAGGCAGTAACGATGCCAAGGCTGAGGCAGCGACATATAACGCCATTCTGGCAGGACTGGAACATGGAGTCGCACCTATCGATGTCCACGCTGCACGCGCAGGCGCTGGAGTGCCACCAGCTATTGCACGAGAATTCCAACGCAACAGTGGTAATGGCCCTGAGAAGGCTAACGGTGCTAAAGCTGGATGAGGTGAAAGACCGCTTGATGCGGGCGCAGGTGGATGAGATGCGGGGTTTGCAGGCCGAGGGGAAGGTCTGGTTGAGCCTGCAGAAGATGATCGACATTGCACCTTTGGTTGACAAGTCGGCATAACGCTCCTATAAGGCACCAATCATGGCTGTTAAACCTGCTGTTAATGAACCTGCATCGACGCCGCCTGCTGTTCCTGCTGCCCCTGCTCCTGCTGCTGCAGACGAGCAGAGCAGCTACGACGCCTTCACCGAAGCGTTCGCGGAGGCGGTCGCCCCGGAGACAGGAGCGCCGTCAGCAGCGGCGGAAACACCGTCCGCAGCGCCAGCAACGCCCCCGGCGCAGTCGGAAACACCTGCAGAACCCCCCGCAGAAGCCCCGGTAGAGGGTGCAGAAGATGTAAAAACACCCGAAACTGAGGCTCCAGAGGCTAAAATAGCCCGTTTAGAGGCGGAAAATGCCGATCTGAAGGCCGTTCCGAAGGCTCCAAAAGAGCCGATTTCGACCGAAAAAACAGGTGAAATTGAGTCGGAAACACCCCAAAAAGCCCCGGAAACGCCTGCTGAACCGGCTTGGTATCAGCTAGAAGACGACGAAAAAACGGCGCTGAAGGAGTTCGAGAAGGAATGGCCGGACATCGCCAAGGCGCAGGAGATCGCCGTCAAGCGGGCGGCGTACAACGTGGCGCAGTACGTGTTCGACTCGCTGGCGAAGGTGTACAACCCGACGCTGAAGCGCTTCTCCGAGTTGTCCGATCTGATGCAGGAACAATTAACAGTGGGTGCGCTGCGTGGCGCACACAGCGACTATGACCAGATTCAGGACGACGTGGCGAAATGGGCCGACACCCTGCCGTCGTTCATGCGCAAAGCTGCACTGGAAACGATCGAGAGCGGTACGGTCGAGGAAGTGAATGACCTTATCGTGGAGTACAAGAAAACGCATCCAACGACAGCCACACAAGCGGCTGTTATTGCATCAGCAGCACTAGCACCGAAACCAACCGAACTTTCAGCAGCGGCCAAGAAAGCGGCGACTAAGCTGAGCGCAGTCGGTTCGAAACGAACCACCCCTGTAGCAGAGGCAGATGCCAACGACTTCGATGGTGCGTGGGCAGACGCGCTCAAGCAGGGGTAAAACTGGAGCATAGCTATGGGTCAGAGTATCAACGCTTCCTTGATGGACCCCGAGACGAAGCGGGTGCTGACAGCGATCCAAGAGGATCTTGCCAATCTGCATGCAGTGATGCAGCAGAGCGGCGTGCCCTCCGACGTGAAAGCTGCCAAGACCAGCGACGCCGAACCGGTCAAACTTGCCGAACTCAAATCAGCTCCTTAATACGGGCTGTTGCTGAAAGGAAATCGTAATGGCTAACACTACGGTGTATGGCGACATCACGCCCCGTACTGCCGCGTATGTTGTCAAGGATCTGCTGAAAAGGGCGATGCCGTACATGGTGATCGAGAAGTTCGGTCAGATGTACCCCATCCCGCAGAATAACACCAAGACGGCGAAGTTCCGGCGCTACTTCCTCGTCGGCGCGACTGGCTCTGCCGGTGCTGGTGTGCAGGGTCAACCGTTCTTCATTCCGCTGGCTCTTACCCCTCTCGTGGAGGGTGTGACGCCTGCTGGTTCCCGGCTGACGTTTCAGGACTACACGGCCAACCTGAACCAGTACGGCGACTTCGTGATGATCACCGACGTGATCGAGGATACGCACGAAGATCCGATCCTGAGCGAAGCTACGCAGGTGATGAGCGAGCAGGCGGCAGTCACCATCGAGACGGTGCGCTGGAATATCATCAAGGCTGGTACCAACGTGTACTACGCCAATGGTGGTGCACGCAACGCGGTTAACACCGCGATCACGCTGGCGATGCAGCGGCAAGTCACCACAGCGCTGAACCGGCAGAACGCGAAGTTCATCACGTCGGTGCTGAAGTCCACGCCGGACTATCGCACGGAGCCGGTCGAAGCCGCGTACATCGGGCTGATCCATCCCGACTGCGAGACGGACGTGCGCAGCATGTCGGGTTTCATTTCGACCAAGCAGTATGGCACCACGACGCCGTACGAAAACGAGATCGGCGCGGTGGAGCGGGTGCGCTACCTGACTTCGACGGTGTTCTCGCCGTTCGCGGATGCGGGTGGGGCGAAGGGTCTGATGCGTTCCACGACGGGCACCAGCGCCGACGTGTATCCGGTCCTGTTCATTGCGCGGGATGCGTACGGCATCGTGCCGCTGCGCGGCAAGGACTCGCTCACACCGATGGTGGTCAATCCGAAGCCTGCTGCTGGCGATCCGCTGGGACAGCGCGGAACAGTCGGCTGGAAGGCATGGCAGACTGCGGTCATCCTGCAGGACGCGTTCATGGTCCGGCTGGAAGTCGCGGCGACGGCCTAACACTGCAACGTCGAAAGAGAGGATTCGGACATGGCTCTGACTACCAATACGCAAAGCAACGCGGCGGGTATCGTCAACCGTGCACAAGGTCAGGTGGTTACTGACGCTGGCGCGGCTGCCGACACGACATTCACCTGCGGCTTCATTCCACGTTACATCAAGTTCGTCAATGCTACCGATCGCATCGTGCTGGAGTTCTACGAAGGCATGGCAGCGAACAGTGCGTTGCGTACTGTGGCTGCGGGCACGGTAACACTCGATGTGGCAGCGGGCATCACGCTGGGCACGACGGCGTTGAACACGGCCGGGCAGTTCACGGTCAAGGCGGCGGATATTCCGGCGTCGAAGACGTTGTACTGGGAAGCCATCGGCTGACGCGTGACAACCGGGGACGGCGGGGCAACCCGCCGTTTTCTGACAAGGAGATCATATGGAAAACTCGCTACCCTTTGGCAGCAATCTCGAAGACGATGCACCGATGATGCGGATGGAACCGGCTGTTATTGCAGAACCGGCCAAAGCAAAGAAGGGACTCGGTGTTATTGCGCAGTACAGCAAGCGGGTGGAGATCGTGCTGGAAGACAACGACGGCATTCCGCCCACCGGCCAGTTCTTCGGCCACAACGGCAACGGCTTCATGCTGAAGCCGGGGGTGAAGGCGATCGTGCCGCTGGAATTGGTCGAGATCCTGAACCATGCGATTTATGACGCGCCGGACGTTGACCCACAGACGCGGCAGATCATCGGCTACCGGCCTAGATTACGATTCCCGTACCGGATCACCAACCCGAATCCGACGCTCGAACCCACGCCGTGAAACTGGGCGAATTGCTGGATGAACTACGCACCAATCTGCTGCGTGATGCCAGCACTCTGAAGTCTGGTCCTCCAGATTCGTACTGGAGCGATGAAGCGTTGGTGCGGTACATCGATGAAGCGCATCGTCGCTTCGCGCGGCGGTCGTTTTGTATTCGCGATTTCACCACGCCGGAAGTCACGCAGGTATCGCTCGAATCCGGTGTTACCCTGTATCGGCTGCATCCGTCGATCCTGCGGGTGCAGAGCGCGCGGGTAGAGGGTGCCACATCCGATCTGGTGCGCAGCACTCATCCGGTCCAGTTCAGCGGCAACAACCCGTATACCGACAGTGTGGACGTGGTGGGCACGCCTGCGGGTGATCGGCCACAGCGGTTCTCGACGGACGAAGGTACCGATGTCGAAGATGAGTATCAGGTGTGCATGTATCTCGATCCGCCACCGGGTACGTCACAGGTGGGCAAGCTGGTAGGGCTGCGGGTGATCCGGTTGCCGCTGAATCCGTTAACACTGACGAAGACGGATGCGGTTCCGGAGATCCCTGAAGACTGGCATATCGACATGCTGGAGTGGGCAGCGTACCGGGCACTGCGCAACTGGGACGTGGATGCGGAGGATCGGAAAAAGGCAGAGGATCATAAGGAACGATTCGAGGATGCGGTGAAGGAGTGTCTGAAGGAGACGCAACACCGCAAGATGTTCCAACCCGCCACGTGGGCATTCGGGCAGCATGGCTGGGGCGGTTACACAAGGACATAGTGTTATGGCTAATGACGATTACCCCAACTACATTCCGCGCAGTCAACAGTTCGGCGCGATGGGTAGCCCCGGTTATTTCACGATGCCTAT